GTGTGGGCAATGCTCTCATCCGACATTTCAGTTGTACTGTAATTATAGTTAAGCAGACCACTCGCAATGGAGTTTGCGTGTTGGGTACCAAGCCAACATAAAAGTGGGGTGTTTGCTCCTTAAGCCTATCGCTATCAAAAGCCGAAAATAGACCGACATGCGCATCCGTCCTCTCGGGCCGAGCAACTTTCCATAAATGAGGTTTGGAAAGATTGTCGCCTCGCCTCACTGATCTCTCAGCTTCGCGATGCCAGTGGGAATTACTTCCGATTGGCCGACCATGTCTCGCCGCGTAGCGACTAACCTATAGAAAAGCATGAGTGACCTTATCGGTTGGTTTTTGGACTAATGCAGTGCTGCTCAAGCTGTGCAACTTATCTTTCGATATTCCGTTGACTTCGCTGCATTCCTACTCAGAGGCTGTGTATTTGGTCTCGTACAATAAGACGACTAAATTTTAACTCGATAGTTAGAGTTAATGAACGTAAGGTCGCAATGCAACCACTGTTGACATCACTCAAAATCTGTGATCTCTACGTCTTTGGAGAAAGTGTTCTTCCACGTAATTGTGCGTTTGCCAAATGCTCCATGAAGTGTCAATGTGTTTGGTACCACAGCTACTGCATGATCTTCATACACAACTACGAACGACCTGGAAATCCTTCTTCTATCCATTTGATCTATTAATCGTTTGCGTGACCGTTGTGCAAATCGCTCGTTCATAATGATGAGTGGAACTTGGTTCTCGCGACAAACCTTCAGCGCCAATGTCCTATTTACTGGTCCTCGATACGAAGCAATAGCGTTGATAGCTGCAACATTCGTCTTCACACAGTTCGCCAATGCATAACCGAAGCACCCACCGTTGCGTTCTCGAACCGTATACTGTCGTGGTTCCTCAGACCGCAGTTCATCAGGCAATGAGCTGAAATTCGCCCTTGCCACCGCCAATGCCCTGGTCCACAAATCAAAAACCACCACGGGATCTCCTCCCCACACTTGACAACGCGCTTCGCAATACGCTTGTAAACCATGGCGCGCGGCCAAGGCTTCAATACGCTGCGCGTCCGCCGCTATCCCGGCGTGTTGTATTTGATTACGTTTTCGGTGTGCATACTTTAAAATGGTCCGCAACGCCTTGTACACCACGGTTCGATGTGGCAACACTGCGCGGCTGATGAAAGTAACTCCGTCCTTGCGCTGTGATCTTTCCTCCATCTTCCAGGTGAGGCCTGCATTTGCTTTGCTCTGGTCACCAAGCCCTTTGCCGCGCCATTCCGGAGTCCTATCCATGGTAACATCATCGCCACTCTGGCAAATGCGCACGTCTTTGAGTCTAGCTACGCTAATCAGAGAACTAAAAGCCATGATTTTGTTGATGATCAGAGTCCAGGGATCACCGGAAGCCAGAGCTTTGTTCAACACAAACTTGAACGGAGAACCCATCATCCTAACCTTACGCTCATCACGAATCTCCTTCGCTAATGCCCCGAGACCCTGCTTGTCAGCAGCCATCTCTAGGAAAATCGAGGCTACAATGATGTGCACCGGGCGATGTGATGAATCTTGCTTCTCAATGTCCAATTCCACAGAAGAGTCAAATGTTGCAAGGAAGTCCTCCACCTCTTCCTCTCGAAGGCCAACAGGTGAGAGCTTGCCAGGCTGCATGGCTCTGGCCCATGCATGTGTCAACGCATCACATGTGTCTGCGAAAATGGCCTGTTGCAAGTCACTCGCCGATACCACCCCCTGAGCCTTAAGCTCCGAAGGCCCATCGCGCATTTCAGAAGGTTTTTTGGCAAACTCAGGTTTCAGAAAAGCAAACGACAACGTTGATGCGGCTGTCTCATAGTTTGCATATGACCCGTCAATTGCTTGTTGTCGAGTTTGACGATGAATTGCAGCTCTGCGTGAGTTGTTTATATGCGCAAAAAATAACTTCTTGTCAATGACCTCCTCAAAAAGCCATTGAACGATGACCTCGGCGTCGACAAAATCCTGAGGCCGCGTGCGTACATCCGGCACGCTTCGAGTCAATGCCTGAACCTGGTCTGCACCAGGAACATCGCGGGGTTGGAATGTATAATTGTCGAAAGCATCAGAATGCGCAATACCTTCATCACGGAAACTCACACCGGAAACTAACTCCACGTTGGTCCGAATTTCAGATGTTGACAATGGCTCCCCAGCTTCAGTAAACACAGTCGCCACGGTAACCGGATCCGTCAACGGTCGTTCTACCAAGTTCGACTCGATAATATTCGGCTCGTGTATATGATTCCAAGTTGATTCACTTTCCGCACGTACCTCGCAGAAATCCCAAGATGTGCCACCCATAATCACGGTATCTGGTAGCCTACCATTGACTGACGTGTCATCAAACCACCGGAAGTTCGTCAACACGGAGACGCCTTCCACTACGAAAATCGTCTTCTTCCGTGCTCGAGTGAATCCAACGGCACAGTGTGCCGCCTGCTCTGCTTGACCTAGCCATCGCAAATCTCCACCCAACGCTTTTCCGAGTCCGTGAATGACAGAATACTCAGAACGGCGCCCTTGACACTCATGTACTGTCGCTGCTTTCACACCACGCTGCAATACCATTTCTTTTCCTATCTGTGTGCCTTGCATCGCCACGTCACCTTCCCCAGGTAGCAATGTGTCATCAGCGGTAAGTGTATAGCATAGCGCCTCTGGGTCCTCAGAACCACAGAACAAGTCTTCCACAAACGTGTCCGTCACTGTGCTATGCAAGTAAACAACCGCCGCGTCCCAACCAACAAAAGTTGTTGGCGTAATCATCACACATGGTGCATCAGAAGCAATGAGTTTCAACTGAGTCGGGGAAAAGACATTGGATATCTGTCTTCTGTCACCGATAGTGACGACACCCTTGCTCCGTGAATGTCTATTGGCAATGGCCTGCAGGTGCTCCGGATCGAAAGCATAACATTCGTCTATAATGACATACCGCGAAGCATACTTCGTCACCAAAGCCTCATGTTGCGTGACTACAGTAGCTCGTCGCAGAGGCTCAAGCTTGCCAAGGTTGGCTTGCCACTCCTCCTTGAGCTCTCGAGTCGGGACAACCACCAAGTCATTCACAGATATCCAGGTCCGTGGAACCTTAGATTTTCCTCCCATTGCGAGACCCGTGATATGCGCAAGCCAGTTCTTGACCGCTGGTTGCGTGAAGAGGGTCTCAGACTTGCGCAACACATCAGCCACATAGTCTATCCCAGGCGATGCAAGTTGAGCCTGATACCAAGGTACCATTGCGGCATCATTGCACAATCTAGCCCCAAGGTCCGCAGCAACAACTGCCTCTATCAGAGCATGTTGTATTTGAGCGCCCCGGGCGTCGGGCGAAATGTAGTTTGGTCCAGCAAGATTTTCAGCGTTGACTGTCGCGCCATGTTGTAGATCCATCAACTTGTGAATCGGTGAAAAGTCGTACTCCCCGTTCGCTTGAGTGAGTCTGTGCAACCGGTACTCACCGTTGGGGGAGGGTAAAGAAATCTTCCCAAGCTTGAAACACTCACGAATGTCCTGATTGTCTATTGGTCGTAAAGGTATCGGGATGAGATCAGGAACTCCACCTAGCGCGAACTGTAGTCCCTTGAAACTTTCAGGTTCGATATTCGCCAATTCCTTCTTCAGCAAATGTATCATCTTGCCCTTCTGCACGGCACTTGCTTGTCGACAATCATGATGAAACGCGCTGAGAAGCACAGAAGCCGCAGCCCCTCTGCGTACATGAGAATTGAACTTGCCGAGGAAAAGTTTGACTTCAGACAAAAAATCTGAGTATGGCAATGCAGCGTTCAATTCCAGCTCTGCTATCTGGTCCTCTGGGAGCAAATTCTTCTCACGGAATCGCTGCAGATCAACGGCATGGTCTACACTGAATACGTTGAAGAAGGTTTCCACTATGTCTATTGCTGCGGCTTGAAAATCCAGGTCCTGCGCATCTTGCACGGCTACCCAAAACCGTGACATCTTCTGATTCGACCAGTCTAGGTAGTCAAGAAAAGCTGTTATTTTCTTAACAGCTTCTTGTTTTCCGGTAATGCGAGCGACGGTGATCGTGCAGTCCACCAGCACCCGGGTGGCATCAATCGAGTACCTCATGCCCAGCATGACGGCAACGCCAACAACATCAGCATAAGAAAACGAGATGGCCCAAGACTCACGAAAGCCGTGTTCTATCGCTTGTTGCCACTTGCGTGGTGTGGTGACCCACCCGAACAATGTGGACCATGCACTCACCACGACGTTCACCAAAGACGCGGGTTCAATCTTCGCTCCAAAATGCTCCTCCATGGCACGTTCCGACATCTGGTCCAAAGTCATCTGACCAATATCCGTGCGATAAATCCGCATCAGCGCCTCCATGCTAGACATGGCACCCAACGCCATGGTGCCAGTGGTAGTAGCAGCCAACGTGGAGGCCACGGATGAGTAAATCGACTTCCGTACTGTCTCAGTAGTGGTCTTTGGCCTCAACTCCTCGGCGTGATTATCTGCCAGCGCATCTTGGACTTCAGAATATACTTCTATCCAAGTGCCCAATGCTTGGGCCTCCGTCTCAGATAACGTGATACGTGGTGTAACTTGAGTGCCTGAAATAGAATACGTCACGACCGATTGCCGCAAGACGATGCGAGCAACCATCTTGTCCTTAATCGCTTGAGTCCTATAAGTGGCCATCACCCGATCAAACCCTTTCTTCTCAACAAGCACCACGGGCCGAGTCATGTCAGGCATGATCAAGCGAATGAAGTAATAGTGCTCATAGGATGGCAAACATCGAGTTGCCCATCCCCCAGCACTAAGGGTGAGGTTATGATACTGAGACGCATGATCACCAAAGATGATCGTGCGTCGCAACGAATGACCGGCGGCAAATGTTGGGGCAAAAAGTTGACGGACCTTCTGCAAATCCTGCACGTAATCACCACCGTCGTGGAACGAAGACACAACCTTGCCAAACGCCAACTCTGTAGTCATTTCTGTCAAGGTGTCGTAGACCTTACGGCCCATCAATGCGCGCCAGTCTATGGAAAACTGCGACAAAGCGTTGAAGACCTCTGCTTTCACCATCAGTTGGACAATCGTTCGCGCATCGATGTTTGGCTCAATGTTGATCATCAACAATGAGCTGACTTCAAACCGCTTGAAGTGGCCCGCAGCACGTTGCCAATCGTTAGAGCGCAAGACCCTCCCGGCCTTTGACGCCTCATCACGTACTTTGCAAGTTGGCAACTTGCATTGCGCACAGTGCTTTGTGCGTCTCGAGGTGTCCAACGCGTCCGTATATTCCCAAATTGCGGCATTGGGAAAAGCATGCATCTCTGCCTTGCTGGGTGAAATGAGCCCAACAATCGCGCCCTGCAATGTCGTGATGGCATGATTCAACGCGGCACGCCTGATCGTACCAGCTGCCCTGTGCTCCTCTATGCGAGGCGAATACCTCATTGGCCCTATCAGCGCCAATAGTCGGTGATACTGTGGAGACGATGGCGGTACCGAAGTAGCTATACCCTCAAAGAAAGCATCCAACGCAACTGCGGCGCGTTCCTCAGTAGAACCCAAAACCTCCATGCCAGACAGTAACACCTTCGATGCCTCCAGCGCTGAGACGGTGTTCATTGGCCGCGTGATGGCGTGACCATAAAACTCCTCCTCATCCCCGCGAATCCGGCGATGAGCATGTAAGGCGTGGAAATTGGGTCGCCGCGGGAATATTGGCAACTCCAAGGCCGTAGACCCGACGTACCTGCTCAATTGACCATTCAACTGCCCAGAAACTGGCATGCGGCTGGATATATCGCGTGCATAATTGGCCAAGTCCTCAAAAGCCTGTTGTTGTGAGCCAGCACCCACCACCATGCCATCGGGAAATTCAAACAACCTCCGATCCGCCCCTGGCGAATAATGCAACATCCCGTCAATTACGATCACAGGCATGCTCCTTGCCCACGGGTAAGCATCAAGAAACCGACTCTTATCAACAAACGGTGGTAACCTAGTAAAGCCGACAGCATTTTCAAAACAATATCCATCTTCACCAAGTGCCAAGAGATAGCAAACGCCGTAAGAAATCATCGCGCATCCTCCAATACAACAATGCGCAATCAACGAAGTATAAACAAGAGAAAACACCACGAAGAGGACGGTCGTGGCAATGGAACCATAATGATGCGCATCGCGTCGCCATCTGGCGACGCAAAACCAACTATCAATCATGGTGCTGAAGGAGGGTAAAATCGAGGGAGACTTCATCAGAATATGAACTAAAAAGTTCGCCATATCGTGATTGTTAGTTGTATTGTAGAGAGGTGGACTGGGGACTGTG